CCAGCGATGTTGAATGTGAAGCCCCGATTGTCGGTTGGCAAGTCGCCAGTCTTTGCGGTGACGGTGTGAGATTGCGCACTAGCGGACGTGATACCCGACACAGTTCCAGCCTTCGCCAAGGTAGTCATGACATCGGTTTGAAAGGTGCGGAAGCCAGACACGTTCGGCAAGCGGTTTTCTTCGTATGCTGGGACAACTTTGCCAGCATAGGTTTGACGCTGTGCCAGCCCATCGGTCAGTTCGAGCGCGTCGAACGGATTGACTAGCAAAGTCTTAGACTTGCCAGCGGGTAGGCCGTGCGAGCGAAGGATAGCTTCCGCTTTTGCTACGGTTTTCCATGTCATCGTACCGGTGTTTTTGATCACGTTGACAGCACGCAGTGCAAGATGGTCACACAGATCAGTATCAATCTTAGCTGACAACTGACGACCAGCATCACGACCAGCATCCTTCATTGTTTGCTCATCACGCATTTGCAGAGCGTCCATGCGGTACAAGACGTTTTCTGGTGCGCGATAGGTTGCAGGCACTTGGCGTTGGATCAGATCAGTCTTGCTTGCGCCTGACACGTCGAGACCCGAAACAGTGTCGAACATGAAGTCTTGAAAACGCCAAACGGTATCACCGGCACGCTGCATGGTTTGCTGCGACGGCGAAAACTTTTTAACTTCCATCGACGCAATTGCCGACATTTCAAAGCCTTCGACGAGTTCACCAAACATCAGTTCGATATTTTGCGCTAATTGGTTAGGCATAGCCTACACTCCTTACGAGGATTCGCGGATTGCGCGCTGAGCTGCATGATAAGCGGTATAGTCGCCTGTCTTTTGAGCTTGAGCGCGTAGACGTTCCAGATTGCCATTTTTGACCGGCGCACTATTGCGCAGGCCGTCATGTGGCTGTGGTTTGGTTGATTTGCTTGGCTTGCTCACGATTTGCCCCTCAAGCTTGGTCAGTTCTTTCACAAACTTGATCGGGTTGCTAATTTCTGCAAGCCCGTCAAGACGATCAGCGTCTCTTGCCAATGCCGCCACAAGTTTAGGCGCATTCTCGCCCAGAGCTTCAAGCAACAAGCCCTGTTGCGCTACGCTCAGCACCTCACAGACCGCCGCTTCCTTCGATTTGTAATCGGGGATGCGGTTTGCCGCTTTGGTGTATTGCTCCTGCAACGACAGCTTGGCCTGTTCAGCTTGCTGCTTCTCGCTATCTGCACGACTTTTGGCTTCATACCACTTCAACAAAGCCGCGTCATAAGCCGCGTCGTCGTAATCAAACTGTTCGATATTTGGCTTTTCGCCAATCTCGACCGGCTTGGGCGCTTTCATCGCTTCGAGTTCTTTAGCAAGCTGTTTATTCTTGCGTTCAAGCTCGCGGACGGTTTTGCGCAGTGGATTACGCTGTTTTTGATCATCTTCGCTAACCTGTTCAGGCTCAGCAAACTGGTGATCATCATCAACTTCTTCAGCATCGTCCGGCACATCGGCATCATCTGGCACTTCTGCCAACTCGATATCGTCGTCTAACACTTCATCGTCGATTGCATCGTCTTGACTCATAACTACCTCACTCAGCCATCATGGGCGGCTGGACACCCGTGTCAGCAGGCACAGGAATTGGACTCTGCGCCATGCCTTGAATTTGTTGCGCTTGCGCGTCTTGCGCTTGCTGCATTGCACTTAGCATTTGTAGCACAGTTTGCATCTGTGCGCCCTGTGCTGCGAGTAGCGTTTCTATCGTTTGAGCGCGTGCCTTGTCGGTGTCAGCAAGCACTTTGTGCGTGTCGGCTTCGGCCTTGCGCGCCAATGCGTTTTCTTTGTCCGCCGCCGCTTGTAGATACATATCTTGAGCTGATGGCGGTTGGCCTTGCGCAGCTTCAGCAGCCTTTTGTGCTTCTGCAACTTCATCATCTGTTGGTGTGGCAACACCTTGTGCGACTAAGCGCTTTCTGACCCATTTGCGCAGGTCATCCATTCCTTCGCCTTCCATTTGTTGCAGCGTGATCGATGACACAACGCCAGCAACTTCGGGATCAGTGATAGCAGGCAGCATGGCTAGCAAGTTGCGAACCGTTGCATCTCGTGCGCTCGTGAATGACGGCGCTACATCAACAGTCACGTCATACTTGCCGTCTTGCAAATCGTTTTCGTATTCTTCGCCGTCATCGGTCATGACTAGCTTCTTGATCTCAACCGTATCCTCTGCGCCATCCAACTGCACGGCCTGCATCATGCGGCCTTCTTCGTCGTAAAGTTCACGCGCCATTGATAACCACACAATGCCTTCGTGACGAATGGCATCCGCGAAATTATCCATGTAAACAAACGCTTGCATGTCAACTTGCTTTTGCACCATGTCAATCGCTTGCGCCGACACATTGCTAACAAGTTTCTCGCCTTGTGCCTGATTACCTGTTTGCTCTGCCACATCCTTATCCATTTGCTGGATTAACGCAGCCATCGCAGGCGGTACGACAGGCGGCTGAGTAAATGCCAACGGTGCGCTAGGCATCATCTGACCTGTGACGGGATCAGTCATGCTGTTGATTGTCAGATACGGCAGGCGCTCGACTGAGTGACTAGCCCAGCGCGTTTCATGGCCTGCAATCTGATCTTGCGTAAAGATCGGCACTTGCACGCCAGATTCGGCAGCAGACTCGGCCAAGCTCGACACCATCATGTTGTATAGTTGCTGAGGATCACGAGCAATGCGCACATGCCCCATGGCACGCTCAATGCCGTTGATAAATACACGCTTGCCATACACAGCAATGATCGGGATGTATTCGCCTGCAATGTAGCCGATATCTTCAAGCACATTACCAGCGCCATCAATGCGATATTTATGCACCTTGCGCACTTTGGTTTTGCGTGTCTTCTCAAGCGCATAGCCTGCCCTGATTAGCTCTTCCCGATCCTCGCTATAATCTTCATCTTCTTTAGCTAGGCGCTCAGTTTCACCGCTGATGGCGTGTTTATAGGTCTCAAACGTCTGTTTGACTAGCTCAACCTCATAGTATTCAGCGACCTTTACAACGTCATTAGACACCCAATCATACATCTGAGTGACGCTATCGGCTTGATCAAAGGATGGCGCTTCGCGGTCGAATTCACTTTCAAATGCTTCACGCGACATGCTGAAAATATGAAACGCCCACATCGCGTCGCGTTTGTCTTTGCGTGTGCTGCTGTTGTCAAAAAACACGCACTGGTCAGCGTCGGGGATTGGCTCAAAGCGAATGCGTTGGCGGTCGTCATCAGGATCATGCTCATCTTCATATTCGGCGCACAACTTCCACGCACCAAATCCGCCGCTCGATGCTTCGTCAAACGCCACATCATGGGCTTCTTTGCCATTGCTGTCTTGCAAATCAGCACGATACAGACCAGCCAAGACGTTGGCGGTTTCGGACGATGCTGATAAGTCTTTGGGACGGAAGGCGGGTTCAATCCGATTGTTTGCATACTCGTTGTGAATGCGAATGACTGCTAGATGGACTTTGTTGATTTCAAAGCGAGGGCGGTTAGCAAATTGCTCCTCTAGCCCACCCTCCCACTGCGCGCCTGCTTCATAGCAAAACCGACGATCAGACAAGCATTGCTCGCGGTTATCACGAACAGGGTCATACGCCGCCGTGAACCGTCTTAACGCCCGTTGCCCTACATCGTCAGCACCCATCAACGATTGCCCCAGTGATTGACTCTTGGGGGGATGATAGCAGATGTTTGAATTTTTGGAATAGCAATCGGAAACAGCTTAGCAATGGCATAACCACCAGCATCGGCGGCGTGATCCAATCCGCCTGATTTGTCGGGCTGGCCGTGCTTATCATACGCCTGCTGCTCTAGCGACTCAGTAAAGCGCGGGCATCGGTCAGCATTGACCTTTAGCCGCCGCTCGCCTGCACCGTTCAAGATAAGTGCATTCACCGCATTAACCCGATCCTTAATACTTGGATTCACGCCAAGCACCGATAGCGCAAAGCCCGCATTACGCAAAATAATATGGTCTGAGATACTGGAATCTTTTGAGCTTGTAGCCTGACCTGCGGCATCTGGATAGACAGTGATTGCATGGTCTGCAAACCGCTCCTTGATCAAAGCCACCATTGCAGGCGTATCGCGCACACCCATCAATTCATCAACCGCGTGCGGCAACCTGTCACGCATCACATACACCACAGCCGCCATGTTATTGACGTTAAAATCCATCCCGATATGCAGCGGCTCTCGTGCTTGTATGGTCGCATCCGAGCCATTTAGCGACCTACTAAACTCTGGATATACACCACCTGCCACCAAGTTGACAAACTCGCCCTCTAGGTACGCCGATAGTAGTTGTGGAGGGTATGTGTCGCGTAATGACTGAATGTAGGATGCTGGCAAAAATGGATTGGATGCTGTTGGGGCGCGATAGAATTGATACTCTCCTCCACCGTTGCGCACCCATCTGTCATAGCAAAATCGAAATCCTTCCGGCGTTGTTCCGACTGCTGTTGTGTTTGGTTTGCCATCTGGCTTGAATTGTCGGCCACGCGCTATCACTTTATTCCACGCGTTTGTTGCATGGTCGATTTTAAGCGTATCCAGTTCATCTATAACGGCGTCCGCTATTTCAAACCCAACAATTCCATCTGGATTTTCCATTGACCTGAAAATAACACCACCCAACCCCATGATTTGTATGACGCGGTCTGACTTGTTGGCTTTAAACGGGATTCCCCATTCAGTCAAAATTGACTGATACCGATCCCATGCAATCAGCCGAATTAGATCGAATGTCGGGGCGAAATAGCCTTGGTTTAGATGTGGATATGCGAGCTTTTGAATAATTGATCGTTTGATCAATGCTTCAGATTTTCCAGCCCCAAAGCCACCAACGAATAATGGAAATGTTGCGTCCGAAAACACAAAATCTTCTTGTGGCTCGGTGAGCATCATCTCAAGATTCATTTTTTGATGCCCTGATGATCGTAATGGAGATATTATCAAGCATCTCCGATGGCTGAACCTGCCGCTCTCGCCAAGCCTGCACATTCACGTGCTTTCCGATTAGCTCTAGGTTTTTGACCTTGTTAGGCCATTTTATTTTTTTGATATGGCCGATTAGTTGTTTTTCATCGCCATAACCATCAAACTCCTCATTGATATCAAACCCAGATAGATACTGCCGCCAAATTTTAGGCCATTGCCATAGCGGCTTTAGTGACCCATCATCGTTCATAATGTCAATAGCGTCCATTTGGTCGATCTCAACCAAACGCTGTAAAACATAATCCGCATTAACCTGAGTTCGAGCGATGCGCTCTTGCATAGCAGATTCGATGGCCGCTGCTACATTGGGTTTTGTTAGGTTTTCGCTCGCAATAGACGCTGCTGATTTTTCACTGTAGCCAGCCCTGATTGCAGCCTGCGCGCCGTTAAAATCGACAATGTACTCTCTTACAAAGAGCTTTAGCTTATCCGTCAACTCATCAGACATAAAAAATCCCCGATTACTCGCGCACGGGGAGGGATGGCCGGGCGCGGACTAAATACAGTCTAGCGCTTGGCCTATCATTCAGCAAGTTATACGCACTCCATCAGCCAATCCTCAGCCACCCGATTATGCTCCGCCACTCGCTGATACAACTGCTCCGCCAACCAATCAGGCACGCCATGCACGTTATTGATTGCTTTGCTCAGGTTTGGGCGGTTTATCGGATGACCTTGCGCGTTTAGGATTAGGCGAGCTGTGGCGTTGATGCCGCCGAGTAGTTCGATGGCGCGTAGGGCTTGCTCTTTTGTCATTGCGTTACTCCTTAGATTTTGAATGCGGTTAGTGCTACCGCAAAACCCATTTCGACACCTTCAATCGCGCAGATATTTTCCAGCGCATTAACAATCAAATCACGATACTGATCATCAACATTTTTAAATACA